TGCGGTTGTCGCCGTCACGCTCTCAGGGCCGGGGGCGTTGAACCCGCTCCCGGCCAACGGGGGGATGTGATGCGCTTCCTGTCAGTGTGCAGCGGCATTGAGGCGGCAAGCGTAGCCTGGCACCCGCTGGGATGGCGCGCGGCTGCGTTGAGCGAAATCGAGCCGTTCCCGTGCAGCTTGTTAGCGCACCACTACCCAAACGTTCCAAACCACGGCGACATGACCAAATTCAAGGATTGGCCGGATGAACCAGTTGACCTTCTCGTGGGCGGAACCCCCTGCCAATCCTTTTCCATCGCAGGACTTCGCAAGGGACTTGCTGACCCTCGCGGAAACCTCATGCTCACATACGGCGCTATTGCTGCACGATATTGCCCCGAATGGCTGGTCTGGGAGAACGTCCCCGGTGTCTTGTCATCTAACGGCGGGCGGGATTTTGGAGCCTTCCTTGGGATGCTGGCAGAACTCGGGTATGGGTTCGCCTACCGCGTTCTTGACGCTCAATACTTCGGAGTGGCACAGCGCCGCCGCCGTGTGTTCGTTGTCGCAAACGCTGGAAGCTGGACCCGTGCCGCAGCGGTTCTTTTTGAGCGCGAAAGCCTGTCAGGGCATCCTGCGCCGAGCCGAGAAACGGGGGAAGGCTCTGCCGGATGGCCTGCGGATTGCGCTGGAACGCTCAACGCAGCATTCGGAGAAAAGCTTGGGCTTGAAAACCAGCACATCAACGGCGGCGCAACGCACTTTGTCCCCGTCGCCTTCGGCTGGCAAAACAGCGCAAGACAAGGCGACAGTGTGTCATCCGATGTGACGCCGACGCTGGACAAGAGCAAAACGCCTGCGGTTGCTTGGTCAATCATGCCGCAGAACAGCGGCAAGGATTACAAGGCGCGTCAGGTTGAAGTTGCACAGCCCTTGATGGCTGGCGGCCCCGTGGGTAAAAACCAAGGCGGGGACTATATCCAGACAGCCCAAGCCGTTCGTCGCCTCACCCCGCGCGAGTGCGAACGCCTGCAAGGCTTCCCCGATGATTACACGCTGATTCAGCATCGCGGCAAACCCGCCGCCGATGGCCCGCGCTACAAGGCGCTGGGGAACTCGATGGCCGTTCCCGTGATGCGGTGGATTGGCGAACGCATCCAGCACGTCAACGCAATCCTGCAAGCGGAGGCCGCATGACCCCTCTCACCACCCGCGCCCGTGAACTCGCCGCCCGTGAGCGCAAGCTATACGATCAGCGCACCATTCCCGCCGTGCTGGAGGAACTGGCCGACGAGGTGGAGCGGCTGATGAATTTAGTCACGGGCTACGAGGAAGCGCAGGCATCGTCGCGCAAATTGACGCGCGAAATCGACGTGGCGCTTCATGGCGAAGACGGGGCGGCGAAACAAGCTTCGCTGTGTGACTTGGTGCATCCTGCCGCTGCTTTGCGCGCAGAGGCCGCAAATAGCGCCGCACAGCGCGATGAGGCAATTGCGCGGGCCGAGGTGGCAGAGGAACGACTGCGCGCCGTGGAGGCGGAAAACGAGGCAATACGCGTGTGGACGGGTAAGACGGTAAACGATCTTGCCATAAAGTGGCATTCCGCCGAGGCCGAACTCGCCCGCATCCGCGCCGCAGATCGCACCAGCATCACAGTCAGAACAACCGAAGCCGCGAAAATGCGAAAGGGGCAGGCGATATGAGGTATCTCGGTATAGGCAACGCAACCCTCTGGATCCACCCGCGCAGCGGTTCGGCGGGCTTCATCGCCTTTGGATGGTGGTGCCACATCAAGGCCCCATGGAACCCGCCACTGTTTTCAGAGCGCCACGGCATCAGCGATTTTCGCCCCATAGGCAAAGGCTGGCGCATCGCATTCCGGCGCATGAAGGATATGCCATGACCATGTATGCCGTCTACGTCCGCAACAGGGCCGAACTCGACGCGCAGGAGGAACTGGAAGCCTTGGGCGTCATATGCCACGTTCCCCGCAAGGTCGAAATGATCCGGCAAGGCAACCGCCGCCGCCCCGATAAGGTCATCAGCGCGCTTTTGCCGAACTACGTTTTCATTGAAGGCGGGCCGGAAGAATGGCATCTTGCCATGATGTGCAAAACCGTCCGCAACCTCACATGGTGCAGCGAACGCGAGGCGCGCAAGGTCATGGAATACGTCCAAGCCGCAGAAGCGGAATTCGCAGCCCGTGAGGCCGAAATCGAACAGGCGCAAAAGGTGCTGGCAGATCGGGAAGCCACCAAAGCGCAGCGCAGAGAGGCGCTAAAGGCCGTGCAGCACTTCAAGGCAGGCGAGTTGCTGGAAATCCTAGATGGCTCATTCAAGGGCCGCCTTGCATCCTTCGCGGGCATCGTGGAGCGCGGCACAGCGCCGGAATTGCTGGCGGAGTTGGAATTGTTCGGGCGTGTCGCAACGTTGCGGCTGGATCCGTTGGCGGTAAAGCGGAGGGTGGCGTGATGGAACATAAGGCCGTTGCGGTTGGGACTACTGTGACGAAATCATTTTTACCGTTCCGAACGACAATAATCGCCGTGGCACAAGTGCTGCAAGAGCAAGACGTGTTTGCCATGTCAGAGCATCAATTTGTATCAGCCGTTATGAAGGCATCAGGCGGCGCTACCCACCCTCAGCGCGTCAGGGAAATGTATCAGGCTCTGGTGCGGGAAGCGTTCTAACCACAACCGCTTGATTTCCCCCCCAAATGCGGTATAGTCGCGCCATTGCTTGCACCAGCCCTGCGGCGGTCAGGCGCGCGGCCCCGGCTGAAACAGCGTCGGGCGCAAGTCACAAGCATTCCCACACATCACCGCGAGGCCCGCAAATGGCCAAGAAGTGCAAGCCCAAAGGCAAGGGCAAAGGCTACGGCAAGTAACAGGAGGCCTGCATGGGCATCGGATATATCTCTGCCCGCCCTGTCATGGGCCAAGGCGCACCAGTTTACGGCCCGGTCCGCGCGTCCGAGGTTGTCAACACCACAGCAACCAACGCAGTCGCGACCATCGTCATCAACGGCGGCGACTTCATCCGCGTTGTGGCCCGCGTGAATGACATTCACCTCGCCATCAACAAAACCGCCGCGACCGAACCCCGCGACACGATCCCAGCCGGAACGTCCATCGACATTGGCCCGCTTAAGCAAGGCGATGTGTTGAACCTGATCGACGTTACCTAACCCCACTCGCGCAGCCTTGGCCTTTGGCCGAGCCGGAGGACACAATGCCAGCAGGCCGCCCAAGCACCTACAAGGAAGAGTATTGCGACACCGTGATTGAATGCGGGCGCGATGGGATGGGCAAAGCTGAGATGGCGTCAACGCTGGGTATTTCCCGCGTGACGCTTGACGATTGGATCGCAAAGCACCCGGAATTTTCTTACGCCATAAAGCGGGCGCAGGATGAAAGCCAAGCCTGGTGGGAACAAAGAGGGCGCGCCGCCACGTTTGGCGGTATAGATGGCTTTAACGCCACCGCGTTCATTTTCCAGATGAAAAACCGCTTCCGTGACGACTACAGCGACACGATCAAGCAGGAACTGACAGGCAAGGACGGCGGCGCTATCCAGACCGACGACAAGGGCGCGGCAAAGGTCATGGCATACATTGATGCAGTCCGTAGCAGAGCAACTGGCAGCCCTGCCGATTGATCAGGCGAAGGAGGTAATCGCCTCCCTCACCGATGCCGAGGCCGAGGCCCTGCTATACGAATGGCGGGGCTTTCTGGCGAGGCCGGATCAGGTTGAACCCGCAGGCGATTGGGAAATCTGGCTGGCATTGGCTGGCCGTGGCTGGGGTAAGACTGAGACGGGCGCGCAGTGGGTGCGGGAACGTGTGGAAGCCGGGGCAAGATCCATCGCCCTTGTCGCTGAGACGCAGAAGGACTTGGAAGAGGTCATGGTTGCCCGCTTGCTGGCGATCTACCCGCCCGGCGAAGCGCCGAAGGTCAAATACAAGCCCGTTCGCATCACATGGCCGAATGGCGCGGTTGCCTTGGGCTACAACGGCACAGAGCCAAACCAGCTTCGCGGCCCTGAATTCGACACCGCTTGGATCGACGAACTCGCAAAATACCGCTACGCCCGCGAAACTTGGGATATGCTGCAATTCGCCATGCGCGGCACGGCCATTGAGCCAAAGCAGATCATCACGACAACCCCGCGCCCGATTGAACTGATCAAGGCCATCGTCGCGGGCAAAGAGGGCAAGGTTCACGTCACGCGCGGCAAGACCGCAGACAACCGCGCCAACCTGGCAACGTCATTTCTTGAGCGCATCGAAACCCGCTATGCAGGCACACGCCTAGGTCGGCAGGAACTTGAAGCAGAAATTCTTGGCGATCTTCCCGGCGCGCTGTGGTCGATGGCAAGCATTGACGCATACCGCATCCCGACAGCGCCGACGCTGGGCCGCATTGTGGTGGCGGTCGATCCAGCGGTAACGGCGACGGAAGAAAGCGACGAACACGGCATTATCGTGGCCGGGATAGCCGATCAGCGCGGCGTGGTGCTGGAAGACGCATCCATGCAGGGCAGCCCGGCAGAATGGGCCAGACGCGCGGTTAGCCTGTATCGGTCATGGGGCGCGGATGGCATCGTGATTGAGGTGAACCAAGGCGGCGACATGGTGGCGCACACCATCCGCACGGTGGACCCGATGGTTAACATAATCGAAGTCAGGGCGAGCAGAGGCAAGCACGTTCGGGCAGAGCCAATCGCGGCGCTATACGAGCAAGGCAAGATTGCCCACGTGGGCAGCTACCCGGAACTTGAAAACCAAATGACGCAGATGACGCAGCACGGCTACCAAGGCGACGGTTCGCCCGATCGGCTGGACGCGCTGGTGTGGGCTTTTAGCGAGTTGTTCCCCGACATGGTGGACGCCGCGCCGAAGGTCGAAGCCTACAAGATCAAACCTGCGCGCAGGGGCTGGATGGCATGAAAAAAGAAGACATCATCGCCGCCGCCCGCAAGCGCATGGATGAGGCTTCGGCGTCGGATATCGACAACCGCGACCGCGCGCAGGACGACCTGCGCTTCCTGATCGGTGATCAATGGCCGGAGGAAGTGCGGACAGAGCGGGAAGGTGATGGCAAGCCGTGCCTGACGATCAACCGCCTGCCGCAGTTTGTGCGCCAAGTGACGGGCCAAATCCGGCAGATGAACCCGGCTATTCGCGTTGTGCCGGCTGACAACATGGCGACGGAAGAGGTCGCGGAAATCTTCGCGGGCTTGATCAAGCAGATTGAATACAAGTCGGACGCGCAGACGATTTACGAGGGCGGGGCGGAAAGCGCTGCGGCCTGTTCCATCGGCCACTGGCGGGTGCGGGCTGACTATGCCGACGGCATGACGTTTGATCAGGAATGCCTGATTGAACGCATCCACAACCCGTTTTCGGTGTTTTGGGATCCGCTGGCAAAGCACCCGACGCGCAGCGATGCGCGTTATTGCTTCATCACTGAGGATGTGGCGAAAGAGGACTTCCGCGAGCAATACCCTGACGCGGATATGTCGGACGTAACCAGCGAAAACCAGATGGACGCGATCCGGCAATGGATCACGGCGGAAACCGTCACGGTGGCCGAATACTTCTGGATCGAGCATAAAGAGCAGGAAATCGCCTTGCTTCGCAACGGCCAGGTGATCGAAAAGCCCGTTGAAGGCTTGGACATCGTAAAGCGCCGCAAGGTGCGCGTTCCGCAGGTGAAATGGGCCAAGATCACGTTCAACGAGGTGCTGGAAGGCCCGACCGACGTTCCCTGCCGCTACATCCCGGTTGTGGCTGTGACGGGCGAGGAATGGCATCTGGGCGAGGAACTGTATCGTTCCTCTGTCATCCGTTTCGCGAAGGACCCGCAGCAGCTTTACAACTTCGCCCGCTCGACGCAGGCCGAGGTAATGACGCTGCAACCCAAAGCGCCTTACATGGTGACGACCAAGCAAATCAACGGCTTGGAAACGTTCTGGAATGAGGCGAATACCCGCAACCGTCCGTATCTGCCGTATCACCCTGACGGAGCAGCCCCGCCGCCGATGCGCGTTCCCCCGCCCGTTGCCTCTCAGGCCGTGGCGATGGAAGTGCAGCAATCTGCCGAGGACATGAAGGGGACGACGGGCATCTATGACGCCAGCCTTGGCGCGCAGTCGAATGAAAAGTCCGGCGTTGCCATCCGTGAGCGCAAGATGGAGGCGCAGACCAACACCAGCGTCTATGCGGACAACATGGTGAAGGCGATCACGCAGACGGGCAAGATCCTCGTAAGCATGATCCCCAAGGTTTACGACACGCAGCGCGTTATCCGCATTCTTGGCGAGGACGACCAAGAAAAGCAGGTTCTCATCAACTCGCTGATGGTCGCGAATGGCGAGTATGTCCCGGTTAACGACCTGACGATGGGCGCGTATGACGTTCGTATCAGCGTTGGCCCGTCTTATGAGACCAAGCGGCAAGAGGCATCGGAGGGCATGATGGCCTTCCTGCAAGCCGTCCCGCAGGCTGCGCCGATGGTGGCAGACCTCATCGCAAAGATGCAGGATTGGCCGGAAAGCGACCGCGTGGCCGAACGCCTCCGCAAGGCATTGCCGCCCGGTATGGCCGAAGACGACGAACAGCAGCAATCGCCCGAAGCTATGCAGGCCGCGCAGATGCAGCAACAGCAGCAAGCGCAGGCCATGCAGGCGGAACAGCAGGCACAGGCAACCGCGCAGGGCATTGCACAGTCAGAGGCCCGTGAGGCAGAAGCTAAGGCCCGCAAGGCCGAGGCGGACGCTGGCAAGGCCGAACTAGAGCTTATGGCAATGCGGGGCCAAGTTATCCCCGTCATGCCGCAGAACGTGGGCATCCCGCCCCGTGCGCCAATGGGCGCTACCAGCCCGCAAGGGTTCTAACCTAGGGAAACCCCGATGAGCGACGAAAGCGATCTGGCCGTATCGGCTGGACCTGAAACCGTTTCACCCCCCGAAGTGACGGAAGCGCCGCAAGGCACAACAGAAGGCCCGACCGACGGTCAGGCCGCCGCAGATGCGCCGGAAGGTGATGACGCGGAGAAAAGCGAAACGCGGCAACGCAAGGAACGCGAGAAGGCCCACAAGGCCAAGTTGCGGCAAGAGGCCGAAGAGGCCAAAGCCGCAGCGGAGCGCGCCGACCAGCGCCGCCTGAAAATCATCGAAGCCGGGAAAAGCGAGAAGCCCCCGGTGGAAAGTGAGTTCAGTGACTACGCCGAGTTTGTCGCGGCCAAGGCCGTTTGGACCGCAGAGCAGCGGACCACCCAGCGCCAGGCCCAAGAACTCGAAGCGGAAGCCCAAACAGCCCGCCAACAGGCCGAAATCATCGAAGCCGCCGAACGGCAACTGGTCAACCAATCGTGGACTGAGAAGGTCAACGAGGCCAAGACCCGCTACAGCGACTTTGACCAAGTGGCCCTCGCGCCGGATGTGCCGATCACCCCGCAAATCGCGGAGATGTTGAAGCAGACCGACAAGGGGCCAGACATGGCCTATTGGCTGGGCAGTAACAAGGCGGCTGCGGCGGAACTCGCTGCACTCTCCAAAACCTCACCCATGCAGGCGGCTTGGGCGCTGGGGCGGCTGGAAGCCTCTCTCACCGCGCCAAGCCCGCGCATGACATCCCAAACCCCCGAACCCATCGCGCCCGTTCGCGGCAAGGCTCAAGCGTCCCTGAACCCGGACAAGATGAGCATGGCCGAATACGTCGCGGCGCGTAAGGCCGGGAAGCTTTAACAGGAGTTAGGGCGATGCCCAACACGCTGATTACCCCGAGCATGATCGCCAAAGAAGGCCTCATGCAGCTTACCAACAACCTTGTTTTCGCCAACCAAGTTCATCGCGAATATGTGAGCGAGTTCAAGGGCGGGCAGGGTGCTTCCGTGGCGATCCGTCGCCCGGTGAAGTTCAACACCTCCAACGGCGCGACCTTGGTCAAGCAGGATGTGGAAGAGAAATCGACCAACATCACGATTGACCAGCGCAAGCATGTCGGATGGGAATTCTCGACCCAAGACCTCACGCTGTCGATTGAGGAATATTCGGAGCGCTACATCAAGCCTGCCGCCATCACGCTGGCGCAGACCGTGGACCGTTCGATTGCCTCGCTCTACAGCACCGTGTGGAACTCGGTCGGCACCCCCGGCACCACGCCGGCCAACTTCGCCGCAGTTGCCGCCGCCGCGCAGCGTCTGGACGAAATGGCCGTTCAGACCGACAAGCGCACCATCGCTGTGAACCCCGCTGCGGCCTATGCCATCGCGGGCAACCAGACGACCCTTGAAGCCGTTGGCGACGTTCGCCGCACGGCCTATCAGGAAGCCATGGTTGGGCGCGTTGCGAAGTTCGACATGTTCTCTTCGCAGAACGTGGTCAACCACACCGTTGGCCCGCTGGGCGGCACCCCGCTTGTGAACGGTGCGGCGCAAAACGTGACTTACGCCGCCGCCATCGGCGCTGGCTGGTCGCAAACGCTTGTCACTGACGGTTGGACCGCCGCTGCGGCTCTGCGCGTTCGTGCTGGTGACGTCTTCACCATGGCGGGCGTGTTTGCTGTCAACCCGGTTCCGGGCGAAGGTTCCAAGCAGGTGATGCCGTATCTGCAAGAGTTCACCGTTCTTGCCGATGGTTCGTCAAACGCTTCCGGCCAGCTTACGCTGACCATTTCGCCGCCGATCATCACCAGCGGCCCGCAGCAGACCGTCTCAGCCGCCCCTGCGGACAACATCGGCCTGACCTTCCGGGGCACGGCGAATACGGCCTTCCCGCAGAACCTCGCGTTCCATCGCAATGCCTTCGCGCTTGTGACGGTGCCGCTGGAGATGCCGGACGGCGTAAGCTTCAAGGCCCGCGAAACCTACGATGGCCTGTCGATGCGGGTTATCAAGGATTACGACATCACGAACGATGTCGAAATCATCCGCCTCGACATTCTCTACGGCGTCGATGCGATCTACCCGGATCTGGCCGCGCGCCTCTGGGGCTAATGACAACGGGGCAGGCTTCACGGCCTGCCCTTTCCTATGAGGTGATGCCATGGCGACCATGCTTCAAATCGTTGAGCGGGCCTTCCGCAAGATCGGCATCAAGGCCGAGGATGAAGGGCTTACCGCTGATCAACTGGCGCATGGGCTGGATTGCCTCAATCAGATGCTGCACGGCTGGGAGTTGTGGGGCATTGATCTGAATTACACGGATCTGACAAGCGCCGATCCGTTCCCGCTGACAGCCCCGTTTGAAGAAGGCACGGTTTACCTTCTCGCGGAGCGCATCATGCCGGATTATGCGGTGCCGCCCGCTTTCAGCGCGGATGACTTCCTGCGGCGCATTCAGGCGGCCTACATGGTCATTGATGACGCTGTGTTGCCGCGTTCGATCCTGCGGACGCCTTCGCAGCGCCGGACGGACTTGCTTTAACATGGCAACCTTGCAATTCTTCGCGCCCGCCGCACGGGACAGCGACAATATCGCCGCCAATCCGTCGCGGCTGGTGAATTGCTATGCGGAGCCTGTGGTTGCCGGGGGCCGCGCACAATACGCGATCAAGTCGGTTCTGGGCCTGATGCCATTTTCGTCGTTTCCGGGCGTTTTCACGCGGGCTTTGGGCGAGATTGACGGGAAATTGTTCGCTGTCGCCGGGGAGCGGCTGCAAGAGGTCGCCACGGATGGCGGCTATACGACGCGCGGCGTGATCCCCGATGACGAAAACACCACCATTGCAGGCAATAACGGCGGCGTGACGGTTGTTTCTGGCGGGGCTTACTATCTTTGGAACGGCACGACGCTATCCAACCCCACGGCGGGCGCGTTCTCCAGCTTCGGCAGCCATGACTACATCGGGAATTACACCGTTCTGACAGAATTGAACGGGCGGCGTTTTCAGTGGTCCGATGTGGCCGATCCGAACGACCTGCCGGGGCTCAATTTCTCCACGGCAGACGGGCGTGACGATAACCTGATCCGGCCCTTTGCGATCAATGGCGTCCTGTATCTGTTCAAGGAAACCTCGCACGAGGTGTGGTATGTGACGGGCGGCGCTGGAGCGGCTGCATTTGAGCGGCAAGCGGGCGGTGTGGTGGACGTGGGGCTAAAGGCTCACAACCTTATCACCCGCATTCCTGGGGCCGCGTTTTTCGTGGGCGACGATAACCGGGCGCATCTGGTGGCTGGGCAGTTGCAGCCTGTCAGCATCCCCCCTGTGGAAACCGCGATCAAGGATTGTCAGCCGAAATTGTGTTTCACGTATGAGGATGAGGGCCATACCTTCTGCGTCATCACGTTCCGCGATTGCCCGGCTTGGGTGTATGACGTTGCCCTTGGCGAGTGGCATGAGCGGGCCGAGGGCGTGACGCTTGACCCGTGGACGGCCAGTTGTTCGGTGAAATGGCGCGGCGCTTGGTATTGTGGGCGCAACGACGGCAAGATGTTCCAATTCGCCAGCATCGGCACGGACGACAACGGCCCTCTGGTGCGGCAGGCGACAAGCAAGACGCTGTATCAGGACGGGCAGCGGTTCATTGTCTCGCAAATCGAACTGTTTCCCCGCCAAGGCTTTCAGGACGCCACGCTAGAGCTTGAGATAAGCCGTGATGGCGGCCTGACGTGGACGCCTTCTAAGCCGCGCGCAATTGGGCCTGTGGGCAACTACGGCGGGCGGGTGATCTGGCGCAATCTTGGGCAGTGTCGGCAGATCACGGCGCGGGCGCGGTTTAGCGAGGCGCAGGCGTTTACCATGCTGGCAGAAGGGCGCTTGGCATGAAAAGCTGGCTTCCCCAACAACATGTAACCGACAAGCAGGCTTCGCGGCAGTTTCTGGAATATCTGGCCGGATTGGAGCGGGACATTGCGGCGGGCGGCGGCGGTGGTGGAGGCGGGGGGTCTTGGGGTTCGATCACTGGCACTTTGTCCAGCCAAACCGACCTGCAAACGGCGCTGAACGCCAAGGTAAACACCTCCACGCTGTCAGAAAGCATTGATGACCGCGTGGCCGCGCTGTTGGTGGCCGGAACGAATATCACGCTGACCTACAACGACGCGGGCAATTCTCTGACGATTGCGGCGGCGGGCGGCGGTGGAAGCCCTATCATTTCGTGGGTGATCTGATTGCTTAACCTCACCAGCACCAGCGATGTAGTCCGCATTGTCACGAGCGCGGCGGCACAGATCGAGTGCCACGCATCGTGGGGCGACTTCAACGGCACGGCTGTTACCTTGGGGCGGCAGAATACTCCGGCCATCACCACGGCCACCACAACCACGATTGTAGCCGCGCCGGGGTCTGGGGTTCAGCGCAACGTCAAACATCTCAATATCACCAACGATCACGCCAGCCTTGCCTGCACAATTACGGTTGAGCATTTCGACGGCACCACGGCTTCGGAATTGGTCGCCGTGACGCTTCTCAGCGGCGAAAACATGGTGCTGGGCGAAGATGGGCGATGGACCCATTACGACGCCAACGGGGCCGTGTATCCGCCCGCTGGCAAGGGCGCATATGACGGCTACCCCGTCGTGTTTATGAAGTCCGGCACGGCTGCCGATGGCGCGGGATACTGGTATTGCACGTCGAAAGACCCCGGCTTTCCGGGGGCATGGTCGCCGGGGACGCCGGGTATCAACGGGCGCGTGACTGACGGGACAACTTCGGCTGACTTCGGCTGTATGCCGCTGAAAACGCCTGCCCTTGGGGCGAACTTCCTGACGGAAGTCACCATGGGGGCCAGCGCCAACCACTCACATCTTTTCTTTGACATGCTGTGGGTGAATACGGGCATTGTCGTGACCACCACCACGGCGCAGGCCATTTCCATGCCGACGCTGCCTGCCCGTGACGTGAACGGAACGACGAACGGCGAAGGCTGCATGATCGGGATGCTGACGACGACCGCGAATACCAACGCGGCGGCGATTGCCAACTCCATCGTGACTTACACAAACTCGGACGGGGTGGGCAGCCGAACGGCCACGTTATCGGCCATTGCGGGTTCGCAGATACCGCCAACGCCCGTTATTGGGACGTTAGTTTGGTTTAACCTCCAATCCGGGGACAGGGGCGTTCGGTCTATTCAGTCGATTACGCTCAACACGTCTTTGGGCGGCGGGGCTGTGTCGCTATTTATCGCCCGCGATCTGGCGAACATTGGGACAAGCGTCGTCAACGTGCAAGTCACGCGGCGTCTGTCCGATCCGGGCGTGAGGCTGTTTAACGGTAGCTGCATTTTGCACTGCAACCTTTCGTCTGGTGGAACAACCACGTTCTACAACGGCGAAATCGTCATTCAGGAAAAATGAGGATCACCGTTGACGAGGCGCGGGCTTACTTCGCCCACCCTTCGCAGCATGTTCGGGTAACGCCGGAAGAACTGCCCGACGGCTTGGAATACTGGGCAGACAGCGGCGTGTGTCTCGTGCTGCACCCCACGGCGGCGGCTGATGTGTGGATGGCGCATATCGGCGTGAAGCCGGAAGCGTGGGGCAAAACAACAGAGCCAACGCGGCGCATCTTGGAAGCGTTTTGGCGGGCAAAGCAGCCGCGCCGAATTGTGGCTTGGATAGACGATCACAGGCGGGCGGCAATCGCGCTGGCCCGCAAGGCCGGGGCGGTCACGGATGGCCAATTCCCCGGCACGATCATGTTAGGATGGAGGCTCTAGAATGGGCGGGATTGCATCTATTGCGGGCGGCCTGATCGGGGCAAGTTCGGCAAAGAAGGCGGCGGCTGCACAAGAACGCGCGGCACAGCGGGATATCGAGTTTCAGCAGGAAACGCGGGATCTGATCTTTGACCGCCTCGACCCGTTCTATCAGCCTGGCATCACCGCGCAGAACGCCTTGGCCTTTGAATTGGGCTTGGGCGACAGGCCGATGGTTGGCGGCACCGCGCCGCAGATTGAGGAATTTACCGTTCAGGGTCAGCCTATGGCGATGCAGCCGCAGGCCGCGCCGGGTGGTGATGGCAACGGCGCGTTTGTCGGCAATCTGGCCGCGCGGCCAGCGATGCGGCCCACAAGCACGACGCAGTTCCGCGTGGGTGATCGGACGTTTGGCAGCCGCGAGGAAGCGCAAGCATTCGCCGCAGCAAACCCAACGGGCGCAACGGAATACCGGGGCTTCCAAGCCACGCCCGGCTTCCAGTTTGCGCTGGATCAGGGCAACGCCAGCGTAAACGCGCTTGCAGGCGCGCGGGGCGGGCTGAACTCAGGCCGGACGCTGCAAGACCTGTCCACGTTCAACATGGGCATGGCAAATCAGGAATACGGCAACTACCTGAACCGCCTCACGGGCATGTCCGGGCAGGGCTTTTCAGCCGCAGGGGCCACGGCGAACGCGGCCACAAATGCGGCATCGGGCGTGTCAAACGCGCTTTCCGGGATCGGCAACGCGCAGGCAGCGGGGGCTATCGGGCAGGGGAATGCTTGGACCGGGGCGCTGAATAACCTCACGGCGCTCAACCAATACCAGCGCGGCGTGAACGGTAACACGGGCGGCGGGCTTTTCGGCGGCAATAGCTGGGGGCGGTGATGGAGCAGCAAGTTCTTGCAGGCCTAGTCCAGCGCGGCATCCCCCTGCCAGTGGCGCAGGGCATGGTTGCCAACATGATCGCGGAAAGCGGCCTGAAAACCGACATCAACGAAATCGCGCCCCTCGTTCCGGGATCGCGCGGCGGCTACGGCCTAAACCAGTGGACCGGGCCGCGCAGACGGCAGTTTGAAGCCTTCGCGGCAGAGCGTGGCGTCCCGGCGTCCGACCTGAATACGCAACTCGACTTCACGCTGTGGGAACTGCAAAACACCGAAAAGGGCGCATGGAATGCCCTGCAAGGTGTGAACGATCCGATTGAGGCCGCGCGCCTGTATTCGGAGCGGTTTCTGCGCCCCGGCATCCCGAACATGGACAAGCGGCTTGGCGAGGCCGCACGTCTGGCAGGGGTGGCATTTGACCCGAACGCAGCGCCCGCCAGCAACGCCCTAGCACAAGGCCCCGCACAGCCCGTAGGACAGCCGCAGAACGCCCTTGCACCCACGCTGGCAGACTATGGCTTCAAATCGCAGCAACAGGACGTAGCGGCGTTTATGAGGCCGCAAAACGCCCTCGCCCTTCGGCCCATCGTATAACGAGGTATCACTATGGCTTTGCAGCCCGGATTGATTTTGGCAGGCCAGCAATTCGACCTTGCGGGCAGCATGGGCGCGGGCAACCAGCTTGCCGCGCAGACCAACCAACTGCGCGATCAGAACGCCCTGCGGGACGTGTATCGGACGCAAGGCGCGGGCATTTTGCAGGGCAACCAAGGTTCGCTGAACGCGCTGGCGGCGGTTGATCCGGCGCAGGCCATGCAGATGCAGGCGGGGCAACTGGATATGCAGGCCACCCGGCAGCGCATGGACATGCTTTCGCGCGAGGAACAGCGGCAGCTTGCGGCGGCGAAGGCATCCATGACAGCGGCAGAAGCGGCGGCGGCAGCGGCGCAGATTGAGGACGCCGTGAAGATGGGTCTGGCAATCCAAGACCCGGCGCAGTGGGATGCCGTCATGGCGCAGCAGGCCCCCGATCTGGTAGGGCAATTCAACAACCGCCAATCCCTTGCCATGAAATACATGAGCATGGCCGAGGTGTTGAAAGCGAACGCGCCGCCGGAAGCCATGAACCCGTCTGATCGGTTCAAGGTGGTGGGTTCGTCGCTGTTCGATCTGGCGGCAGAAGGTGGCCCCGCGCCCATCGGCCAAGGCGCAATGCCGGAAGAAACGATCTTCGGGCCGGATGGCAAACCGATAATGGTTCGCGGCGGGGCCGGGGCGAATACCAAATTCACCGAAGGGCAGAGCCGAGACAACGTATACGCCACTCGCGCCGAAGGTGCGCTTGCGAAGCTTGAACCTGTTGCCGGCGCACTCACGGGGCGGGCGGGCAAAGTGGGCGAAATGCTCGGTGGCGTGACGATGGGATTGTCGCGGGAATTGTTGCAAAGCGACGATTACCAAGTCGCCAAGAACGCAGGCGACGAATACCTTCAAGCGATCCTGCGAAAAGACACAGGCGCTGCCATCACTACGGATGAGCAGCTACTTTACGGCGTCACGTATCTGCCGCAGCCCGGCGATAAGGATGCCGTTTTGCAAGCGAAAGCGGAGGCGAGGGTCAGGGCGCTTGAGGCAATCCGTGCCGGGATGAGCGTAGATCAGCTTGCAACGGTGGCCCGCGCAGAGCGTGCGGCGATTGAACGTCTTGCCGCGCAGGGCGATCAGCCCGCGCCTCAGGGTGCGCCGCAGCCGGGGCCAGCCGCTGACTTTTCGCAAATGGACATGAACGGGCTGGCGGCGGTTGACGTGATGACACTCGACGCAGCGGGACTTGATGCTTTCGAAGCGCGTATGAACCAACTGACGGGGGGCAACTGATGGCCGACCTCGACCAACGCAAGCTTGAACTGCGCCGCAAACAATTGGCGCTACGGCAGAAGATGCTTGCAGCGCCCGCCGCAACGCCCGCGCCTGCGGCCCCTGAGGCATATCAGGCGGTTCGCAACGAATACGAGCTTGGCACGGGCGAGTTGATGACCTCAGGCCCCGGCCCTACAGGTTCGATTGACCCTGCGCTTTATGCCATGGGCGCTATCGGTCGCCGGATGCAGCCGGGGCAGCCCGCGCAGCCCACGCCCGTTGCCGATGTTGTAACCGACGTTGGCAAGGCGGGGGCGGCAGGCTTGGCGCGCGGCTCTGCGATGCTGGCCGATCTGCCGGGGACGCTGCGCAATGCTGGGATGGCGGCGGCTGAGTTTGTCACGGGCCGTGAACTTACTCCGCAACAGCGCGAATTGATCCGGGGCGGGACGCTACCGCAGCTTGGCCGTGGTGACATGCGCGGCAATCTGGAAACCGCCACAGGTGGGGCGTCCGAGTTTCGCGGCAACACCGTTCCGGGGCAGTTTGCCGGGACCATTGCGGAATTTGCGCCAAGCGCAGCCATGTTCGGTGGGGGCAGTGCCGCAAATATGGCGCGCAACGCGGTTCTGCCGGGGATTGGCAGCGAGGCGGCAGGCCAGTTGACCAAAGACACGCCGTTTGAGGACGTGGCGCGGCTTGCGGGGGCGGTCATCGGTGGCGTTGCGCCTGATGTGGTGAACTTCGGGACCAAGGCTTTTCAAAGCGCCTTCCGCATGTCGGCAGAAAAGCCGACCGTTGAAAGTCTGCGGACGGTCAAGAACATCGCATACAAAGCTGTGGACGAGGCCGGGGAACGGTTCGCGCCGGATGAACTCCAAGCCATGCTGGAGAATGTCACGACCAAGCTAGACGACGTGAACTATCTGCCAGAGGCCGACGCGGTAACAACCGGGGTTCTTAAGCGCTTGCAAAGCATGAGTGGGCGCGAAGTCACCTTGGGCCAACTGGACAACATGCGGCAGACGGTATGGGCGCGCTACAACTCGACCAAAGAGCCTGGACTGTTGGAAATCATTGACGGCATTGACGAACTTGTTTTGTCTCGCGAAAGCACGTCCGAACTTCTCAGTGCCGCACGGCTGGCAAACTCGCGGTATAAAAAGGCTGAGTTGCTGGATCTTGCTTTTCAGCGCGCCACCGATCAGACGGCGGCGACAGGTTCGGGCGGGAACATCCTGAATAAATACCGCCAAGCCGTCACCAGCATCATAAACAATCCGAAGCAATCAAAGTGGTTTAACCCGCAAGAGATTGAACAGATGCGGCTTTTCGTGCGCGGGACGCCGGGGCAAAACACCATGCGGCTGATCGGTAAGCTTGCGCCTTCTGGCAACGGGCTGATGACCGCGCTTAACCTTGGCGCGGCGGGTTCGTTTGGTCCGGCTGCGCTTATCGGTTCTGCTGTCGCGTCTGGCGCAAAGGCCGTGGCGGACAGCAGCCAAGGCCGCGCTGCGGAAGGGCTGATTGATATGGTTGCCACTGGCACGGTGCCGCAACGGGCGGCTGTCGGCGCTACGCGGAACCTGTCAATCCCCGTCGCTGGTGTCGGGGCAATATCGAACTTTCAGCGCTGATCTTCATCGCGCCCCAAGACCCGATCAAGCTTTCGCTGAACGCGGGCGTCCACGCGGCGCTCGTTCCACTTGTTCAGGTAGGCCAAGACGATCACCGCGACTAGCGCAGCCAAAATTTCCATGCGCGCACCTCCAAGCCCCTGAACATAGCAACTGCGAGGCATTCCGGCAATGTCCGACCTTCTCGACTTTTCGCCCCCCGGCCAAACCACGTTCACGCTGTCGGCAGCGCGGGCGCGTTTTTACGATGCGGGGACAACCACGCCTCGCACGGTCTACACCGATCAGTCGGAAACCGTGCCGCATCCGTCGCCGCTGATTGCCGACGCAAGCGGGCGGTGGCCGCAGGCGTTCGTGTCCGGCGGCCCGGTCAAGGTGGTTGTCACGCAGGCTGACGAAAGCACGGGCTACACGCTGGATCCGTGCGAGAAGGTGGCCGCAGCCGGGGCGGGGGCATCGTCCATCAGCTTCGCCCCCACGGTGGATTTGCCGTTTACCAACGTGCAGGCGGCGATTGAAGGCGCGGCGGCATCGGCGGCCAGCGGCTTTGCGCCCTTCGGCCTTGGCGTCACGGGTTCGGTTTCGCTGATTGCCGATCTGAACGCCACCAACACCGCAAGCGGCCAATATCGCTTTGATGCGACAACCACAGGCACGTATCCCACAGGCGTTGCTGCGGCGGATACCGGGGCCGTGCGGATTGAGCGGGAAACGGCGGGCAGCGCCTGGATGATCCTGTATCACGACACGACAGACCGCGTGTTTTATCGCCGCATGACCTCATCGACGTGGGGCGCATGGCGAGAAAACATCATTGCCGACATCGGCGCGACACAGGGCGACGTATTGTTTCGGTCGGCAACAAATTGGACGCGCCTTGCGGCTGGCACGTCAGGCCAGCTTTTGCGAACCAACGGGGCAGGCGCTAACCCGTCTTGGTTCACGCCGACATCCACGGGCATCACGCTCGGCACGGCTGTCGCCTCCACCTCTGGCACGTCCATTGACTTCACCAGCATCCCGGCCACCGCAAACCGCGTCAAACTGATGCTGGTGGGCGTGTCCACAACAAGTTCCGACACGCTGCTTGTGCAAATCGGGGATAGCGGCGGGGTGGAAACGACGGGCTACACGGGCGTGATAACCAACGTTCAGGCCAGCGTAACCCCGGCTGTTTTCGGCGGGACCGGGTTTGAAATTATAGCGACAGGCGGCGCTGCCGGGACTGTAACGGGGATTATTACGATCAGCCGTTTCAACGGCAACACTTGGGTTGTTGATGGGGCCGTGGCAAGAACTGACGCGGCCAGATATTACACCTCTGTCGGCGCTAAAACCCTGTCAGCCACGCTTGACCGCGTTCGCCTTACAACTGTCGGGGGTGTGCAAACCTTCGACCTTGGCACCGTCAACGTATCGTGGGAATAATCATGTTCCCCCCGAACGGCTTTCCGAAAGACCCGTATGGTTTTCTGACCAACCAAGCGGGTCATTCGGTTCTGGTGGGTGTGCCTGCCGGATTGGCTCTGATGCCCTTCCTTGGCCCGTATATCGCGCCTCTTGCCGTGTTTACGGTCTACCTCGTGTTTTGGGAATGGGGCAAGCAGCGGTTCGGCGCGGGCCTTGCCGACGCGATGGAAGACAGCGCCTGCGTCATGGCGGGGGCATCGCTGATCTGCGGCTATGAGGCCGGATACTGGACGGCTTGGGGTGCCTTTGCCGTCTGGTGCCTGTTCCTCGCTTGGGGCGTGCGCCGCCGTTTGCCGGAACACGCTTAGATGGAGGTGCTTATGAATGTTCGCAAACTAGCGCGGGTGTTGCAGCCGGATTATTTGGCCCATCCGCGTTTGATGCATGAGCAGATCGCAATATTCATTGTCGGGTCGCTGTTCTGGATTGAAGCGAGGTTGCAAGGCGAAGCGTTTAGCGCCGATGTGTTTGGCGGCTTTGCCCTTCTATTCCCGGCTGAGTTTTGGGCCATGCTGATGATGGCATCCTCAACATTGGTTTGGGCGGGGCTGCTAAACCCCGTCAAGCGTTGGATGGTGGCGGTTGGATCCGGCGTCCAGATGCTAAACTTTCTTGCGTTGGGCTATTCAGCCCTCGTGACGGGTGGCGAAGCGGTGATTGGTTTTTGGTGCACAATCTACTTCGCCCCGGCCTTTGCCCGGATGTTCTGGGAGGCCGTTCATCGTGACGCTGAGTGAACTTGCAACGACTTTCGGCCCGACGCTTGGCTTCCTGATTTACCTCTACATCACCCGGACGCCAAAAAGCGACGGCAAAGAGGAAGCCGCGACCGTCCTGCGTGAAATAGAGCGGCGGTTAATTCGAATTGAAGCAATATTGGATGAGCGGAAATGACGCAATGGGATGCGAGAAGCCTGCGCAGTCTTGAGGGTGTTCACCCCGATCTGCGCCGCGTGATGGACCGGGCGCGCGAGGCAAGCCCGATCCTGTTCCGAGTGATCGAAGGCCTGCGCACCCAGGCGCGGCAACGTGAGCTGGTGGACCAAGGGTTTTCCAAAACCATGAATAGCCGCCACCTGACGGGCCACGCTGTCGATATCTGGCCGATTGACCCGACCACGGGCGAGGCTGTTAGCGGGCGCAACGACAAGCGGCTGTGGGAACTCTACCGCCTGATTGCGCCGATCATCAAAGACGTGGCGCAGGCCGAGGGCGTGAAAATCGTTTGGGGCGGTGATTGGAAATCGTTCCGCGACGGGCCGCATTTTGAACTGGACCGCAATACATACCCCGCAGGAGCGCGCATGAACGCTGCAAACCTTTTCGCTGATGACTTCGACCCGGAACCCGTCAAGAAGCCAACCGCGACTGTCCCGGTTCTGATGCTGAAATCCGAAGGCGAGGCCGTCCGCGCGCTGCAAGCCCGCTTGGCCGAACTGCGCTATTTCAGCGGGCGGCAGGACGGCATTTTCGGGCCACGCACAAAAGGCGCGGTGATGGAGTTCCAGACCGACAATGACCTTGTGGCCGATGGCAAGGTGGGGCCGCAAACCCGCGCCGTGCTGGCGACTGCCGTTCCCCGCGCCCTGCGCGATGTGACGAAAGAGGATCTGGCCGGAAGCCGCACGATCAAGGCTGCCGATGAGGGCAAGACCATCACGGCGGCGACTGTCACCGTAGCGGGCGCAGGCGCGGCTGTCGGGGCTGTTGAGCAGGCGGTGGAGGTAGCGCAGCGCGCGGGCAGTCTGGTGGCTGTAGCGGCCTCTGCGGGGCCGTGGGTGATCGCATTGATTGCTGTTGGCATCGGCGGCTTCCTGCTGTGGCGGCGCTTCCAGCGGATTGAGGAATTGCGCGTCGAGGATGCCCGCACGGGGGCAAATGACAGCCGATGATCTGGTTCATCCAAAACTGGCGTCTTGCGCTGCTGATGGCGGCTGCCTTCGCGTTCGGCGCGATGGGCATCCGGGCGCGGTGGCTGTCGGATCGGCTGGACAAGGCGCAGGCCAAGAACGGCGAAATGAAACAGGAGTTGGAAGCCCATGAACGTCTCAACCAAGCTGACACAGGCACTGGCGATAGCGACGCTGTTCTTCGCCGCAAGCTGCACGACTACGCCAAGCGTAACGGCGGTTGATCGGCTGCAAAAGCCCGCCGCAGACCACGCCCGCGCGCTGGCAGGCGACGACGTGAACGCCATGCGGAAATCCGGCTTTGTCGTGCTGTCGCTGCTTGAGGCTTATGCGGGGTGGTGACGCGGTGATTTTGCTTCAGGTTCACCGCAACCCATAGGCCCTAATGCGCTGACGCCCTCCCCAAGGTGACGCCGGGCCTCGCAGGCTACGCCTAGCGCGCATCCTACCCCATCCCCCACGAAATGACAACGGAGTAACCCCCATGGCGCTCGGCCTGAAGATCGGCTTGTCCAGCCAACAAAGCGCTGCGGGCTACAACCCCGCCGCGCTATTCGCCGCCGTCACGGCAACGCCTGCTTTCATCTACGGCACCGTGAGGCTGCGCGAGGCATATTCCGGCCCCGCCATTCGGGTTCTGCGGCCTTCCGACAGCGCAGAGGTGGATATCGGTTTCACGGGCTATCGGCTGAACGAAACCGCGCTATTCGCGCACCTGGGCGTTCAGACCGGGCAAATCACGCGCTGGTATGACCAAAGCGGCGCGGGCAACCATACCGACGTGCAGACCGACGGCACCCGCCGCGCGACCATCGGGCCGGATTATCGGCAGGGCGGCAACCTCGTTACAAACCACAGCAACACGCTTTACACGCTTCCGGCTGGGCTGTCGTTTGATCGCCGCAATTCGTCGTTCTACACCGCATCAGGCGGGCGCAACGGCCCCGGCGGTCAGCTTGGCATCTGGCGTGTCGGCTCTGCTGGCGACCCTTACTTTCTGGCACAAAACGGGCGCGCGCTGCAAACCGCAGGCTCCAATCTGTTCTACCCTCTCAGCCGCATGGTTTCCGAATTTCACCTTTCGGCCACGGGCGCAGTGCGGGCGTTCAACGACATGCTGGACACAAACTCCGCGCTGTCAATCGGGACGGAAACGGGCGGCACCATCGGCACGGCGGATAGCAGCTTTTTTCTCAACAACGATCACGACATATTCGTTGGCTACACCTCCGCGCTTTCAACGGGCGACCGGGCTGCGATCAAAACCGCGCTGTCTGGCGCGTTCGGCGGCATTATCACCGCAGGGCCGCGTGTTAGCTTTGTGGGCGACAGCATCACGGCAGGCACGGGCGACCCGCGCGGCTTTGGCTACGCCGCTCGTGCTTCGCGTGTGCTGGGGGCGAACTGCTACGGCGCAGCGGAAGGTGGTCAGCAGCTTGTCAACTTCGTCGCCAACTACGCAACGGGCCTGCCTCGCGCGCTGTTTACGGCATATCCGGGGACGCAGCGCATTGCCTTCCTGCACATGGGGACAAACGACCTCACTGTGGGCGGGCGCACAGCAGCGCAGATTTATGCCGATATTCAGTCCTACGCGGGGCTTGTGCGGGCCGATGGCGCGCAAATCATCGTTTCTACCATCCTGCCCAACAACGCATGGAACGGGACGCAGCAGACTACCCGCAACAACCTGAATACGCTGATCAGGGACAACTGGGCATCCTTCGCGGATGGGCTGTGCGACTTCGCGGCAGATCCTGTGATGGGGCCGCAAGCTGCGGCTGCCAACACGAACCTGTATGGCGACGGCCTGCACCCGGCACCGCAAGGGCATCAGAACCTTTCCGTTCTGGCGGCTGCGGCTCTGACTGTCCTGCTAACGCCTGTCGCCCCGGTCATTACGGGCGTCCCGACGATCAGCGGCACCACGACCGAAGGGCAAGTCCTGACGGCATCGGCTGCATCTGTCACGGGCAACCCGGCACCCACCCGCACATGGCAATGGCGGCGCAACGGCGTGGATATCGGCGGGGCAACGTCAAGCACCTATCTGCTTGTTACCGCAGACGTGGGGACAGTCATCAGCGTTCGGCAGATCGAGACCAACACCGCAGGTTCCACCACCGCCACCAGCGCGGGGACGGCTGCCATTGCGGCGGGTGCCGTCTTTACGCCTGCGGACGTTTTCACCACGGGCATTGACGGCTTTTGGTCGCCCCGCATTACCTTTGCTGATCTGTGGCAGGACACCGCCCGCACGACGCAAGTTACTGCGGTTGGGCAGCCTGTCGGTTCGTGGCGCGTTAACCTTGCAAGCGGCGTGACCTATCTTGAGCAAGGCACCGCAGGCGCGCGGCCTGTCGTGCGGGCCAACGGTTCCGGCGCGTTGTATCTGGAATTTGACGGCACGGACGATGCGCTGGACAGCGTGAACTTTGCGACGCCAACGGGCAACCAAGAAAGCACGATGATGGCGGCTGTCGATATTGACGGCGCGTTTGCGGACAACGTAGGGATTATCACTTACGCGCCAACGCTGGCAGGCGGCGGCTTGCACCGCATCCTTACGATGAGTGCGACCGGGCAGGTGAAAGCAGATACCGCTTTCCCCGGCAACTCTGCGCTTGGCCCGATCATGCCGACCACGTTCTGTGTGCCAGAGGCGCGGTTTGAAACGCAACTTTCGGCGGCGCTGAATGGCGGCGCATTCACGACTATCACCCCGACCAACGCCACCAACATGCCCGCAAACCGCCCGCATCGCATCGGGCGCGGCGTGACCGGGACGACTACGGCCATGAAGATTTACGGCGTTATGCACGTCGTAAAAACCATTACCGCAGGTGAAAGGGCAAGCCTCGTGGCTTGGTTGAGTGCTCTTGAAAACCCTTAGCGCCCCCGCCCTCTGGCTTGGAGGGTGGGGTTTGGTCTGACGCAGGGACTTGGGACGATAGCGGCACTTGGAGTGATACATGACAACGATTGCAAACGGCGAAAGCCTTGGTCCCGTTCGGACCAAGATCAACAACCTCATTGCCAACTTCATGGAGCCGGGGCTGACGGCCAAAAGCCTGCCGCTCTTGCTGGCATCCACGGCCTTCACATATTCCACGCTGTCGCTAAAATCAGTAGCGGCGGGGGATATAATCACTACCAAGGCCGAGGGCTTCCGCTATGAAGTGATGGCGTCCGGCTCGTCTGACTTTGACCTACAAACGGCGGGCGGGGTGCGGCTGAAGCTGCTTCCCGATCCGAACGGGGAATACAATTTCGACGGGATGGCCCCGTTCAAAGCCAACAACGGGGACAACCTCGCCAAGATCAACCGCCTTTTCACACGGGCGGTAAATATCGGGCTGGGCGTCCGGCAAGGTCCAACGATCAATTTCAGCGCGGGGCAGTATGCTTTCAGCGGCACCATTCAGCTAAAGGCCACAACCCGGCTTGTCGGCAAATACACGGGCTTTAACTACGCGCGCGGGACTGACTTTCTGTTTCCCCCGTCCACGGCTGGCCTGATCGTAAACCGCTTCAACACTATAGGCGAGGTGGTTGATTTTTCAGACCCGTTTGACGCGCAGGAAAGCGAAATAATCGGCATCAAGTTTGTGGGGCAGCGCGGTTCGGCGTTTGACGAACTAAAATCGGGGATCTGGCTGCGGGCGCGGGCTTTCGTCTATCGCTGCGGGTTCTTGGACTTCGCGGGCCATGGCATTTCCATCATGGCAGGGTCTGACGGCAACCCGTATCAGGGCAACGCTAACGGCTTTATCGTTAGACACTGCTTCATTGACAACAACAGGGGTGATGGCGTCCGCATTCAAGGCACCGATGCCAACGCGGGCTGGTGCGAAATGATGAACGTGACCCGCAACGGCGGCTGGGGCGTTTACGAGGGCAGTTTCCTTAACAACTTCCACGCAGGCCACCACTCCGAAAGCAACGCGTCCGGGGCCTATTTCTGCAACAACCAATCGCCGCTCCATGCCGTTTATGCGGAAATGGGCTTTGGCGATAACATCCAATGGCGCGGGCCTGTCTACTCGCCCCGTGCTGACAACTTCGCCGCGTTCAACGACGTGCAGGGGCCTGTGCTTTTCAACGATGTGGGGAACGGGCCGAAATCGCTTGGCAACGCGCGGGGCGGGTTCAGGGCCAATACGCCAGTCCACACAGCGGACCTTGGCTCGGAACCGCAAAGCATCATTTCATCGCGGCACAGCATCACGGGCATATCTTACCCGTTCCGCATAGCCTGGAATACAGATGCAACCGGGGCTTACATGCGCTGGGGTGAAAGCGCGCTGAACCTGATCAACTTTGGCAACAACATCACCGCCGCGACCTATGGCCGATCCGCCGCTGTGGGTGAGCATATCAACTTCCCCAGCTTTTTCCTAGGCGGCGGCAACAACGCGCGGAATATGACCTACGGCACGGCCCCGCCAACCACGGGCGCGCGGGGGCGGGGGGATATCGTGTGGAACAGCAACGTGGCCAGCGGGCAGCCAATGTGCTGGGGCTGCTCCGTCGCCGGAACGCCGGGAACGTGGATCGCTGGGCCTAACTGGCCGTGAGGGCGGCGCGCAGAGGCTCACACGCGCCGCAGTCGCAGTCTGGCGGGTGACGGTCAAGGCGATCAATGATCGCCACCCGCAGCGCATCCAGCTCCGCTTCCAGCGCGGCGCGGCGGGTTTCTTGCTCTGATATGATTTCCTGTTGCGCGTAATGCGCCTTATCCCATTCCTTGCGCCAATGGTCTAAAGTCGCTTCCAGCGCGGCGATTGCGACGGCGTGAATGTCAGCGCGGATGTATTCCGTTCCGCCCGTAGGGTCTAAGTCCCACTCGCCCATCAATTCGGAACCCCAAGCCCATACACGATCCGGCAGTTTCAGGTCTGTGTAATCGGTCATGGCGTCACTCCTGCGCGGTGGGGGTGGGGCGGTAGGCGAAGTCAATATGCTCCTCTACCTTATCCCATGCGTCTTGAATGGCTGGCGTTCCTTCCGCGCGAATTGCTTTCCGCAGATCATCAACCTGCCGGATCATCTTCGGCACGTTTCGGTTGCCGTATTTGGCAGCGGTTAGCGTCGTCAAATGGCGTTCCATCACTCGTCTCCTTCCGGCCCCTGCGGCCTGTTACGCGCGCTCTGTTTCCTTGTGAGCGGTGCCGCCAAAGTTTGTCATGTTGTAATATTCCCTCAGATATTGCTCGTCGTCCGTTTCGGTGATGTAGCAATGAAAGTGCCGCCCCATTTCAAAGCCGCGCTGATCTGACTTCGGCAATTCGGCCCAATGGTAGCCAAACACCTTGAAATCGCCGCGCAAATAGCACTCCATAGCGTGAAGCCGTTGCTGGCCGTCGATCAGAAGATTATCGAGCCTATGCCCCATTTGCCGGGTGCGGTTGAAAGTGTATGTGCCGATGTTCAGGCCCAACCACAGGCTTTCGATCAGCTTGATCTGTTGGTCCTGCGTCCACACCAGGCCGCGCTGCCACGGCGGCAGAAAATAGCCCATTACCTTGCGATAGCCGCAGGGGTTCGGCGTTTCGTCGTTCTCTGCATGGAATATGGGCTGGCCAGCCGTGCTGGACAGCAGCTTCCCAAGGTCTTTCGGGCGCGGCATCAATCCAGTCATTCCCCACCTCCATCATCCGGCCCCTGCGGCCTGTTCAACACTGCGGCGATAGCGGCCCGCACGGCTGCAACCAAGGCGACGGGCGTCATAGTTCAAAATCCTGTTCGCCGACCAGATCGGCGCGGGCAGCCCGGAAAGCCTTAGACCAGTCGCGCGCGCGTTCCGCCAAGCTGATCAGTTCGCGCAGCCGCTCAATGTCCAAGGCAATCGGCTTCTGTTCGCCCCTGTATATATACATATGCCCGTCTTCCCCGCCATCAAAGCGCACATGCGTCTTGAACCCGTTGGCGTCGTGGAACTTCGCCCCAAGCCGGGGGTGGTTGTCTTCGTATTCACTTTCGGCAAAGCCATCTGGAAACGGGATGCGGACTTGGCCCTTCGGCACAAGCATCTTGTTGTATAGCGGGCGCTCCTGCTCAACCGCCCGCCGCTCGGCCTTCATGGCCGCTTCCCTGTCTGGATGCGTTTCCACTGTAATGCTGACAATCTCGGCAGACCATCCAGCCCGCGCGACATGCTGCTTTAGCCGCTCGACAGCGCTCAGGGATATGCCGACATACAAGAGTCGGCCTTCTGCGTCGAAGTGTCGGTAAAGCTGGCAGGTCATATTCGCCGTTTCCCTTTGCCAATTTCTTGCCGCAGTTCCCGTCCTGTTCACGCGCAAATCTGCGCGATAGCTTGGGGCCGCATATTGCCTAAGTGCCTTGATTTTATTTGGATTTATGGTGCTGCAAGAGAGGATTGAACTCTCGACCTCTCCCTTACCAAGGGCGCAGCATTCCCGCGTATCCATCTAAAATCATTGCCATATTCTATCACACCTTTTTCCGCCTTGCCAATTGTTTGCCGAGCTGCTTGGCGGCTTTCTCTTGCGTGTCGGCTGTGTGGACATAGGTTCTTTGCACCAAAGCGGGGCTTTCCCAGCCCCCGGCGTCGGCAATCTGCTTGCTTGTCCAACCCGCGTTATCCAACGCCGTGGCGAAGCTGTGACGCCCGATCTGGTGGGTTCCCAGATACTCCACGCCCGCTTTCTTGGCTGCGCGCCGCATGGTGGCGTATAGGCTCGACCGCCCCGCATAGCCAAACACCCGCCCGTCAATCGGATCTAGTGCGGCAACCATCGCGGCGATCTGCGGCGGCATGACTGCAACGGCGGGCTTGCCGTTCTTGGTCTTGCCGAAGATTACCCGCGTTCCCGTAATCTGTTCCGGGCGCATGGCGATAGCCTCCCCCACGCGCCGCCCTGTGTAGTGCAGAAACATTAGCAGGGCATAAGCCCGGTCCGGCAGGTGGGGGCGCAGGGCGTCCAAATACGCTTGCCCCACGGCCTTCTTCTGCGGCGGCTCGACCGGGAAGCCCTCAACCTTGATCGGCGCACACCAGCCCTGTGCATGGCCGTAATTCAGCACCGCCCGCGCTGGCACAATGCCTTGGCGGTTCACGGTGGCATTCTTGGCGGTGGGGTATGCCCTGCGCGCTGCGTCCCGGATCATCTTCGGGGTGATTTCGCGCAGAACCTTGCCGGATAGCTGTTCCGCAATCTTGAACAGGAAGCGCCCCTCTTTCCCGTCTTGTGCATAGGCAAGCGCGGCCTCGTCAAAGGTGACAACCGACTCCGGCCCATAGTGTTTGATCTTCCACAGGCGGGCTTCTAGGTTCGCGCGGGCTTCCTCTGCGCGGTTAGCATCCTGAGTGCCGAGAGCGCGGCGGACCCGCTTACCATCAGGGCCGGACCCGTGGGCATAGGCCCAGCCGTTGATCCATCGGATTTGAAGGCGCATTCGTGCATCCCCTGGCGCAGTTGCGCGATATGTTCCGGGTAAAAGACTTTCTTCCTGCCCCGCAGTTCATAGTAGGGCAAGCGTTTCAGTGAGTCCGAAAGCGTCCTCCGGCTGATGCCAAGGTGTGCTGCGGCTTCATCCATGCCAAGCGGTTTTGCGGGGAATGCGTTCATGGCAAGGCCCCATGCTCTACAAGCCGCATGAACTCCGCAGGCGGCAAGTCCAGCATCGCGGCGGCTGTCTGCGCGCGAACGGCGAGGGGCTGGTGTTTCACGACATTGCCCCGATCAGATAGAGCGTGGAAAGCCATGCGTGAAACTGCCATTCTTCGCCGTTATTGTGGCGATTGAATGCCTTGTTCGACATATACACAAAGCCGATGAAGCTCACCACGCGGACGACAACAAACGCTTCCTCCATCCCCTCACCCCCTAAGCCTGTTGCACGTCCAGACGACGCCCACTGCCACGCCCGCAATGAACCAAAGCGCGGCGGTCATGGGCGGGCCTCGTGATATTCACGGATCTCATCCTCCGTCATTGCTCCCCAGAAGATCAGCCACGGCCCGACATGGAGACTGTGCCGCCATCCGTAATATCTGGCCTCGCAATAATCGAAGCCCCAGCCTGGAACGCGCACAACCGCCACCGCCTCTATCAGCCCCTGGATCGTCATGGCTTGCCTCCCACCTGCAAATCATCAATCGCGCCATCGACAGCCCACCCGACCATCGCCTTGATGCACTCATCCGCCGATGGGCGGGGCGGCTCCTGCGAAAACACGCGCTTCCACCAAGGCTGGCGCTTCCACCAGACGTAGGCGCAAATGCACTGGCCGATGGGTTGCGGGCAGCGATCCTCTGGACAGTCACGGCCCTCGCACCGCTCAAAGGCGCTTTCTTCCATCCCGATCTGGATGCCTTCGTTTACGGCGTCATGAAGCATACTCATTTCGCGCCTCCCGCGCGGATGGCGGCAAGGCGTCCCAGCAAATCCGCCTCGGCAGCGGACCGCGCGGCGTCCATTGTGGCATGTGTCCCGTCAAGGGTTTCCTCGCACGTCCTCCACGACAAGCTGACCTGCCAGCCCTCATCATCGGCGCCGACAATGGCATACCCGCACGGGATGCCGGGTGAGAGGTAGCTGCGGTCAAACCCGCGCCATTCCGCCTTCACCAGCGCCTCCACGCAGACAGTTGTTTGCAATTTCTGCAAAGAACCCCCATGCGCGTCAGGGGCGGGGGGAAGGGCGGCGATGGCTTCAACTGCGCGCCCCCAGCACTCATCGTGCTGCATCACCGCGACCTTATTCAGAGCCTCGATCGCAGCCTGCTTGCTGATCATGTCACTCATTCCGGCGTTCCTTCTGTCAGTGCGGCGCGGGCGATGTCCCGCCATCTCAGGCTTTCGTAGGGCAATTTACAAATGTCCCGCAGCGCCCCCTCCAACCGCGCCGCCTTGGCCTCGGAGGCTTTTCGTCTGTTGAATTCTGTGGTTTGCGCGTCCAATGCCTTTGCGACGGCGTTACGCAACCCATCGCGTTCGCTTCTGACCGCCACAAGGGCATTTTTGGCATTGATGGCGCGTTTGTATTCGCGATCCCGCTCCCGCGTCAGTTCCGCCACCTGCGCCTTGAGTTCGGCGTTTTCGGCGCTCAGGGCGGTGAGGGCGGCGGCGGCTTCCTCTTGCCACGCACGCATTTCTTCGTCTTGCAGCGCTGTCGTTGGCCCGCTGATGATCGGCCGCGCTTTCAACCGCGCGATCAGGTCCGTCACGCCTTGCGGCTCCGCGTCGGCGGCGAGGGTGGTGGGGGTCATGCTGCACCGCCGATCTTGGCCAAGACGGCGCGGGCCTTTGCGTGTGCATCGTCAAGAAACGGGTTAATCCCACGCGGGTAGTGCGCCTCAAACTGCCGCAGCGCCTCCACCAGTTCCGCCACCACCCCGGCGTCGGCGGCTTCCAGCGCGGCGAGGTCTTCCCGCATCCAATCTGGATCGGGGTTCAGCTTCTCCGCGCAATCGGTGGAGCAGGCCCAGCCGTTGGAGTATTCGCAGCCGTGTCCGTCGCCGCCTTCGGCTTTTTCGCGAGTGTCCACAATCCGACCGCAGACAGCGCAGTTGGCGATCCAAGCGGGCGCGGGGGCTTGGGCGAGGTCGGCTGGCACTGCAATGGCATTATGAACAATGATGCGCCCATGGCCGCAAGAACCTCGCCCGCCTTCCAGTATTTTCACATCGCATTCGCAATCTGTGCAATATCCCCAAGGTCTATGCGTTATCTTCATCAAATCCACCCCATCCAAATTGCCACCCCGCGCCCCAGCGCCACCCACCCGGCAATCCCGCCAAGCAGCGCAAACAGCAGCCACCAACCGTCAGGAAGCCGATACGTCGGAGGCGCGGTCATTCCAGCGCCCCCCGTTCAACAGCTTCAAACGCCCGCGCGATCTTGTCCGGGCAAACACCCATCACCCGCAGCGCGCGGCGATAGGCCAAAGCCTCGCGGAATGCCTTCCTCAGCAACGGCGTAGACGCGCTGTCCAGCAGCTTCTGATAGTCGTCATCACTCATTCACCCGCCTCCCGCAGAACAGCGTCGGCCACGAACGGCACGTCAATCCACACAGCGCGCCCTGTCTCTGCTTCGTGAAAGCACTGTTGCAGGATGTTGCGCCCGTCACGGAGAACGAACCGCAAAGACATTGACGGAATAAGCGTGACGGTCGTTTGGATTGATGCCAGATCACCAATCGTCACATGCGGCAGGCAGTCGGTTTCGTCATACAGTTTCATCCTATCGCCTCATCCATGATGTAAATGACCGCGGCACCATTCTCCGGCACCAGTTGGCTTTCGGGCCATGCTATGAACCCGTCGGGCGGCGTCACCGTGTAGCGATCAGCCGCGCCCTCTGCGTTGATTTCCACCGCCACCGATACCGTCAGCCCGTCAAGCGTGAGCGGGAATGCGTAGGCAAAGGCGGTGTGGACCTCGGTATTGAGGAAAACCACTTCCGCCACCGCCCCGGGCTGGATCGTCACCCGCGTGTCGGGCGTCCAGGCGTAGGTATCCTGCGCCAGCGCGGCCACGCTGCCGCCAAGGATCAGGCCTGCGAAGATGATCGGGGCGAGGCGGGTCATGCGGCGCCAACCAACTGCCAGCGCGCACCGTAGCCGCGCCACGGAATAATCCATTCGGGCGCTTCTGACCCACCGCGATAATTGGAACTCCCGTGGACGTGTGGGGACCCGCAAAAGTCGATGACTTCGTAGATTGCGCCCTTCGTGAAGCGGATGCTCTCAGCATCACTTACCGAAACGCATTTCACCTTATCGCCCGGCTTTGCGCCAGTTTCAGCGACAGACCCAAAAGATTGCGCGCTCATTTCCGTTCCTCCAACCATTCGCGGCATTGCTCTGCGGCGATCTGCGGATTGCGCAGAAACGCGGTGTGGACCAACAGCCGCCCGTCCGGCAGGTATTCGCAAACGCCCGTCCAGTGCTGCGCCACATACGGCGCGGTGGGGTTGCCGCTGCCAAAAGTGACGGCGGGTGCGGGCGGCTTTTCGGGCGGCGCGGTTTCGGCGTAGGCGGGCGCGGCCAGAACGGCGAGGATCAAGCCCGCGAAGGTGATGCAGTTGGAATGTGTCATTGTCGCTCCTTGCTGGCGTATGGGATCAGGGCCGCAGCGCAGCCCATCACCGATGCGCCCGCGTTATTTCGCCAAGGCTTCTTCCGGCTCGACCGGGGCGGGGAAGGCCGCTTGCAGGCTTGCCAGATCAATGGCCCCGCCGCCCGTGCTGCCGCACGTCGGATTGTTGACGTAGAGCAGTTCGCCCGCGTCGTTGCGGATCTCCACGCGCGCGGCTTCATCGCAGCCCGTGTCGCGGAAACCATCCTGCTGGTGGGCGGGGAAGGCGAAAGACGCGGTGCCAAACGCGATAAGGGCAAGGGTCAGTGTCGTTTCGGTCAGTTTCATGTGTAGGGTCCTTCGGTTGAATGCGCGGGGCTAACCCGCCCGCGTTCGGGATCAGATTGGGTTGAACTCGCCAGCAAGTTGGTCAGCGACTTTTGCCAGCAGGAATTTGCTATCCCCGTGCGCCTCGTAAAAAGCGCGGGGTCTGTAGTGGTAAGCGCCTTCGCCAAACTCGCGGCGGTGATGGCGCGGGCAGAGAGGCAGCACCCGCATGTCAGAGCGGGGCTTGCCTTCGTGGTGGACCTCAACGCCATGCACACCGCAGACAAGGCAGGGTAGGGCCGCTACAGCCGCCATGTGGCGCTTGCAGGAGGCTGTGCCGTTGGCGGGCTTCTCAGGCTTGAAACCCATCGGGCCTTTGGCGCGGGCGAGGAACGTCATGCCATCCCCAAAGCCGCGCGATACATTTCCAAAACCGCTTCAAACTCGGCCACTTCATCGGGCCGTTGGCGGCGAAGCGTCACCAGCGCGCGGATAACCTTGGTGTCGTATCCACGGCCTTTCGCCTCGGCCATGACTTCCTTGCGCTGTTCGGCAATGTCGCGCTTTTCAGCGTCAAGCTGTTCGATGCGCTCAATGAATTGGCGCAGTTCGTCGGCGGTCACGATGTCTGTCATGCTGCATTCCTTTTCAGTTGTTCAGGGGTTGTTCCAATCTGCGCCGCGATCCAGTCCAAGATGGCCGTCTTGCTCTCCTGAAACCGTGTCGCGCCCATTGCGCGCAGGCTTTGGCTTTCCGGCGTCCAGACCGTCACCACAGGCCCCACAACGCGGCCTAAGGCGTATCCGTGCTTGCCAGCCTCAGCGGCCACCAGAGCGGCTTTGACGCGCCGCGCCGTGGCAAGATGCCCGCAGTCCAGCGTGTAGGTCTGGTGAAAGCCCGTGGCGATCAGCGCATGTTTGCGCATGGTTTCCGGCGTCTCGGCCCACGGCATGTTGGCAAGGCTTTCGGGCAGGGTGGCCCATGCGTCCTTGATCCATGCGAATTGATGGCGGTGGGTGGCTTGGCTACGCCCGCGTTCAATGCTCACCAGCACCACTTCCCCATCTTCTAGGTCGGGCGCGGTGTTGGTCAGTAGGCGCAGGACGCCACCTTGAAAGCGGGCGCGGTAATCCATCAGCGCCACTCCATGCTGAACGGAATTTCGTCGTCCATGTCGCCACCAGCGGGTGCGCCGCCTGTAGGACGTTGCGCGCGGTCTGCGGTGCGGGCTTGCGAGGATTGCCCGTCACGCTCTTGCGCTTCCCACATCATCAGCGTGACGCGGCCTTCGGCGTCGGGCAGGGGCAGGGCATCGAACACAAGATGATAGCCGCCCTTATCGCGGGGGAAGGCTGCGCCCAATTTGAACCAACGGGTTTTCCCGTCTTTTCCGGCGCGTGGGGACATAAGATCGAAACGTTGTGCCATTAGGCTGCGTCCTTCTGTTGCAATTCGGCTTTGCGCGCGTCTTTCGCGGCAATGATTTCGGGGTGTGCGGCGACGTGCGGGTGTTGTTTGTTAAGCGCGGTCCACCACCTTGCCAGCATCGCCAAATCAGAGATGACGCGGGCATTATCTTTGGCTGTTTCAATGTCCTGCGGCGTAGCCTCTGGCGCGTTGTGGCCCACGTTCTCACGGCTCTTGTCATACAGGGCCAAGCCGAACGGGTTGCCAAAGCTGCGCAGGGCGCGCTTTAGGGCATCGGTCACGGCTTCCTTAATGGCGCTTTCGTGGGCTAGGCCGCAGTCAACGTCATAGCCATGGCCTGCGCCAAAATCCTCGCGCACCACGTCGCCCAAGTTGGCATCCCGCACGGTGACGGTGACCTTGGCGGTGTATGTGACGCCAAACCCGGCCTTCTTGGCCTGTCCGATTTCCCGAGCGCCTTGATAGACGCAGGTGCATTCGGCAATGGTGTAATTCCACCCCTCAAAACCAAAGATGCGGTTGGCCTCGGCCATCGCGTGCCAGCCTTCGATGTAGTCACCCTTGGGGCCAAACTGCTTGGCGGGCTTGACGTGCGAGGGGTCCAGCTTCTTGCCCAGTTCGGCGCTGATCTTGCTCCAGTCCATCACTTGGCCCCCTTCGCAGCGGCAATCCACCACAGGGCCTGATGGCGGGCATGGGCTCGGGTCATCGGCAGGCCACGGGCTGCGCGCCAGTGACTGATGTGCAGAAGCGCAAAGCGGCGGGCCATGTCGCGGGCGGTGTCCATCACACACCCCCAGCCGACAGCAGAAACCACATGGCCCCGCCAAGGATGGCGAAAAGGATCGCCCCATCACGCGCGCCTTCCCAATACTCGCGGCGGGTAGGTTCATCATGGCGCGGCGTCATAGCGGCAAGGCGGGCGTCAAGGTCGTCGCACACCGACAGGGTGTCGCGGATAAGGTCACGTTCACGCATGGTATTTTGCCTCCTGAACAACGGGCAGATCGGTGAATTCCAAGTCGGGGTAGGTGAAGCATTCGCGGCAGGTGTTGCTGTCAGCGGTCCAGCCGTCGAACTGCATCAGCCGCAGTTCCAGGTGCCATTCGCCGCAGAAATCACAGCTTTCGGGGCCTGCTGGCGGATCTTCGGTAAAATCCAAAGTGAGGGTTGCGACGGTCATACCCGCCACCCCATTTCTTCGGCGCGCTCGGCGTAGTATTCGTCTTTGGTGATGCCGCGCGCTGCAATCAGACGCTCGGTCGCCTCAGCCACCAGATCATCGTCAGACTTGCGGGGCGTCTCAGCCTCCGGGATCCAGCAGAAAACACACCGCGTGGTTGATCTGGCGCTGTAGCCATATTCATGGCTGCTGGTGTCGGAATGGCTGCGCTCGTTCTTGCAGCAGTGGCAGTAGCCGGGGCGGTATGGCATGGCGTCCTCCGTTTCGTTACAGAAGACTTTGCCATAGGATATTTCCTAGCGCAAGCACAAAATTTGGAAACATCCTAATTGCAAGCCGCGCCTAGATACATGACGTTGCTGTCACATAGTGACGGGGGAAGCATGACTGCGGAGGAAGATTCGACCGAACTGCGCCGCCTTCTGGCGCGCATGACTATTGAGCAAAAGTTGGTTTTGCTTGCCGCTGTTACGCGGGAAGTGCGGAGTCCAGTGCCGCGCGGGCCATTGCCAGGAACCGCCGCCGATCATCCGAAGCCATCATACCAATAGTTTCAAGCAATTCTTGATCTAAGCGGTCTTCGGCGGGGTCGGCAAAGAGGATATGGAACGGCATCCCCAAGCCTTTCACAGCAATTTTGTGCAGTGTGTCTAGGCGTGGGGAACGGCTCTTGCCAGACAGGATGTCGTAAACGCCTGTGGGGTTGATGCCAGCGCGACGCGCCACCTCAGAAGGGTTAGTGTCCTTCCGCTCCATGGCCGCTTTCAGATTCCGAGCGACTAACATGACTATGGCGTCTCTTTCCATGCTGTAGGGTTTATCCTATTCGCATATAGCAAGGCGAATAGGAAAAATCCAGTTGCAATGCGTTAGGAAATTTCCTAATACTGCCTCATGGAACACGCAAAACCACCACATCTGGACCTCCTGAGCCTGATCCGCGCGCATTGCGCTAAATCAGGTATCTCAAAAAGTTCTTTCGGCATGAAAGCGGTTGGCGACCCCAGTTTCGTCAAGCAGCTTGAGGAAGGCCGGGAACCCCGCAGCCGCGTCGTGTCGCGCGTCATGGATTACATCGTGACGGGGCGGACGCAGGCCGAAGTGCGGAGCGAAAACGCATGACTTCCCCCGCGCCCATGTCTTGCGACATGTCCTCCCCCTACCTGCTAGGTGGCGCGGTAACTCCCCGGCTGTCTGTGTTTCGCGGGCCGGGGAATTTTATTCACTCGCAGCGGCTTCCGGGTGTGGTTTCGCCTGACGTGCCGTCTGTACCCCTACGCCGGGAAGGGGGCGAGTGCTGCCCGGCACCTATTCACGCGAAGTTGTCATGAATGGACGCCGCCGAACAACAGCACAAGCTGGCGATGATACGCGCGCTAACGGCGGGCGAATTGGCTGGCTGGCATCGCTACGCAACTGGCTGGCGTCAGCCTTTCCCCGGCGAAATCGTCGCGCTGATGGACCGCGCCAAGACGTTGGGCGTCTCATTGCCCGCCGCGCGGAGCGTGTCAGCAACCGCAAGCGGGCAGCCGCCGACCTCTACATCGCCAAGCATGAAATTCTGAGGCGCGGCAAATGACTATTCAATTCCCGTGGCCGTCATCAGCCCTTTCACCTAACGCGCGCGGCCATTGGGCCACCAAGGCGCAGGCCGTGAAAGCCGCCCGCACACTGGCCTTCTACGCCACCAAGGAAAGCAAGGTTCAGCCGCTTACGAATTTCCGGCTGGTGTTCTGCCCGCCGACAAACCGGGCGCGGGATCTGGATAACCTCGTTGCCAGTTGCAAGGCATACCTCGACGGCATGGCGCAGGCTTGGGGCGTCAACGACAGCGCCTTTCGCTGGACCGCCACCATCGGGGAAATCGTGCCAGGTGGCCGCGTTCTGGTGGAGCCCGCCGACACATGGCAGCCTATCGGTGACGTTGCCCGCCGCGTGGTGGAGGGCAAATGAACGGTCTCCCGTATTACAAATCATACCCCCGCGATTTCTTTGACGGCACCGCCGGAATGGACTTCGAGGTTAAGGCCGCATACCGCCTCGTGCTGGACCTGATCTACATGCACGGCGGGCGGCTGGTGGACGATCCGCGCTTCATCGCCGGGCATGTCGGGTGCTCAGTTAAGAAGTGGAATGGCCTGCGTTCTGCCATCTTGGCGACCGGGAAAATCGTGGTCGAAAATGGCTATCTCGGAAATCTTCGGGCCGATAAAGAGCTAGATAGCCTGAAATCATTTCAGACAAAGCAGCGCGAAAACGGCAGCCAACCCAAGAAAAACAATGGCTTAACCAAAGCCATGGCTGAACCAAAAGCGAACCATACAGATACAGATACAGATACGGTATCTAAAGATACCGCCGCTGACGCGCCGATTGATCCCGCCAAGGCGGCTTTCGATGCGGGCATTTCCCTACTCAGCCGGGCGGGAAAATCACCCGCATCCGCCCGCGCCCTGATCGGCAAGTGGATCAAAGCGCACAAGGCCGAGGCGGTGATCGTGGCGCTAGGCCGGGCGCAGCGCGAAGGCGCGGTTGATCCCGTGGCGTTCATCGAGGGCATTTTCCGGGCGGCACCCAAAACGCGGGGCGGTGAGCGAAGGCAACTGCCCGATGGGCGGTGGCAATCCTACGACAGCTTCAACGGATGGGTGACAGAGCATGTTTGACAGGGACGCATTCGAGGACCGGGCCGCGATCATGGAATTTGACGGCGGCTTGTCACGGTTCGACGCGGAAACGCAGGCGGCAAAGGCTCAGGGCCTGACGCGCTGGCAGGCGATGGAGGAAATCAAAAATGCGGACAGCAAGCGAAATCCTGCAATCGGCGGGCATCACGGTTCGGCGCATGTCGGGAACGGTTCGGACAACCTGCCCGGAATGCAGCGCGGCGCGGCGGAACAAGTCGGACCAGTGTCTGAGCGTGTCGTTCCTGCCGGACGGCGTGGCGTGGTGCTGTCACCACTGCGGACATAAAGGCGGAGGTTTTTTCGATGACAATTCTCAAGACAAACGCAGCAGCGGCCAAGGTCAGCGTGGAGCGGCTTTCGCAGGCGGTGGAATACAACGGCGAGACTGGCAGTTTCGTTTGGAAAACTCGCCCCGTCGAACATTTCGAGGGCGGTCTGACCTCTGCCGAAGTTAAGGCGCAAAGGTGGAACGGTAAATACGCTGGGAGGCCTGCCTTCACTTGCGTTGACCCGCGCGGCTATTCGAAGGGCATGATCGACCAGAAAATGGTTTGGGCGCACCGGGTGGCGCTGGCCTTGCGGGATGGGGAATGGCCGCAAGGAGAGGTGGACCACATCAACCGTAACAAGCGCGACAATCGCATCCAAAACCTTCGCGTCGTCACCCATCAGCAAAACGCAATGAACCGCGTTCAAGGTGGCAAGCCGGGAGCGCGCGCATGACGATGGATGTTCAAAAATGGCTAACGGAAATTCGCAAGCTGGACCCCGCTTTGCTGGCTCACATGGGCGTCAAGCAGATCCAGCACCCCGCCTTGGGCGTAGCCGTGGCCTTCCCCTACCGACGCAACGGCGAGGGCTATGCGGGCAAATTCCGGGCCGTTGATCGCAAGGATTGGCGCAGCACCCAAGGCGTGAGCCGGGGCCTGTTTAACGAGGACGCGCTGAAATCCGGCGATGGGCCTGTGGTTATCACCGAGGGCGAGATTGACGCGTTGTCTGTGATCCAAGCGGGCTATTCGCGGGCGGTGTCTTTGCCCGACGGCTGGACCGAGGACGGCGGCAAGCGTGATGTTCTGGTGGAGGCTGAAGCCCTTCTGCGCGCCGCGCCTTTCGTCATCGTGGCGGGGGACAACGACGCCGCAGGGTCATCATTGCCCAAGACGGTTGCGAACATCCTGACGGGCCATGACGTTCGCTACGTGACGTGGCCGGACGGGTGCAAGGACGCCAACGACGTTCTTGTGCGGATGGGTGAGGGTGAGCTGTCCCGTTGCCTGACAGAAGCCAAGCGCATCGACCCGGCAGGCGGCTTTATCACGGGCATATCAGACCTCCCGCCGCTGCCAGATCGGCGCGTGTTGCGGGTGGGCATGAAGCCGTTTGATTTTGTACTGGCGTTTGAGGTTGGCGCAATGTCGGTCGGCACAGGCACTCCAGGCGCAGGTAAATCCACCCTAACAACCTTTGCGGCCTATCACGTCGCCAAGAACGAAAACGTCCGGGTGGGGCTTCTTTCGTTTGAAACCCACCCGCACAGGACGCGGGATCACCTTTGCAGGCTGGAGTGTGGCAAGCCGTGGGCATCATTGTCGCCAGCGCAGCAGGCCGAGGTAGGCGCAACGCTGGATCGGTCTTTCCGCATCGTTCACCGCACCTTTGACGACACCGCCCACCACCTGCAATGGGCCAAGGACATGATCTACACCCTTGCCGTCCGCGATGGGTGCAAGCTGATCGTTCTGGACCCGTGGAACGAGTTGGAACACTTGCCCATGCCGGGCGAGAACATGACCAGCTACATCAACTTCGCCCTGCAACAAATCCGGCAGTGGGCAGAGCAATTTGACACCCACATTTGCGTGATTGCTCACCCGCGCAAGATGCAGACCGATGGCAAGCCGCGCAGCCCCACAGGTTACGACATTGCCGACAGCGCCGCGTTCTTCAACAAGCCTTCGCTTGGGTTTTCTGTCCATCAGGAAGAGGAAGAGGACGGGCTGAAATACGTCAGCGTCACATCATGGAAGGTCAGGGATCGTCAGCTTTACGGGATCGAGCCGGGCCGGATCAACCTGCAATTCAGCACTGAGAAGATGGTTTATTTCAAACACGAGCGGAGGCTTTGATGCTTACCCTAACAGCCGACGCAATCCGAAAACGTATCATTCGCGCTTTCTGGCATCGCACCCGCAGGCAGTTTGCCCCGCTCACCTTGGAAGAAATCTGCCGTCGCGCAGTATGCACCGTCAGCGATGCCCGCCCGATCCTGCTTAACCTTGCAAAGACCAAGGCTGCACGGTCGCACAACACAGGGGCAGGGCAGTATTCAGCCACAACTTGGGAACTTCTGCCAAACGGCCAGCGCGCGGTCATGGCGCAGATGGCCATTCAATACTATTCGCCCACACAGGGCCAATGCGACCCGGCGCAACCGGGAAACCCCACTGGCACGAGGTCCGATGTAACCACCCATGCGGTTGTCGCCGTCACGCTCTCAGGGCCGGGGGCGTTGAACCCGCTCCCGGCC